ATTGAGAATCGAGCCGGTGCTCGACTTGATGAAGGCCCGCGTTATCGTCGGGCCGGCCGAGTTGTAGGTCGCCGTGCCGATTTCCCACGCCGTGCCGTCCTGGACCACATACGGGAATATGTCGCCGTTCACCGCGCCGGCCGCCGCTGGAAGCTGCTCTCCTGCCAGCGCCGTGCCGACCGATACGGTGGTGCCCGTGCCCGTCGTCGTGGTGTTGAACCAGACGCGATCGAGGAACTTGAAGCTCAAGACGTCACCTCATATCCGACCTGCGGCAAAGAACCCGCCAGCCAAGCCGAAGAAGTCGCCGGGTCGGTGTTGAAGACGGTGCCGCGGATTGTGCGCCCGCTCGAGAGCACAAAGCCGGTGCCGTTCGTGATCAATCCGGACGAGCTCCGCACTCGCGTCGCCAGTGCCCTCCCGCCCGGCGCGTCGCGCGATCCTTGATACCCAGGCTCGAGCGCCAGGATCGTGCCGCCTGCCACCGCCGTGTTCGGGATGGTGAAGAGGTCGGACTGCCCCACGGTCGAGCTCGCATTGTCGTTCGAGCCGCCAGAGAGCCCGTCGACGTTCTGCCAGTTTGCATTCGATCCCGGGTTCGGCGTGAATTGGGTCGAGGCGCCGGCGCCGTTCGGGGGCACCCAGACAGAGAAGGCGTCGCCGCCGATCAGCGTCGGGTTCGTCCAGAAGTCGGTGTAGTAGTCGTCGTTGAACTGCGGGTAGAGCAGTATTGCGTCGAAATCCGCGTTTCCTGTCGTCTGCGTGCTGACACCTGTCTGATTGAGCCCCGAGACCAATTGAAGATCGACATAGATCTGGAATGCCCCTGCGCTCGCATCGATCGTGAAGATGGCGGCGTAGGAGAAATAGGTGTTCGGCGGGATGACGTTATTCGGAGACGACCAAGTGTTGGAGCCCGATGTGACGGTGATGGCGCCGGTCGACGCGTCGAAACTGATCTGGTCCTGGATGGCGAATGAGGACGCCGAGTCCATGAGTTGCACTTTGAGCGGATCGCCGGGCCCCACCTTGATGGCGCCGCCGAAGGCCTGCGTCACGCGCGGCGTGTTGAAAAGACCGCGGAGGATCCCCTGGTGGATTGCCGCCCCGCCGTTTCGCCCAGCGCCTGGGGTCAGGATCGGCGTATTGCCGACGAAGTCGCGCCAGAAGAAGGCGTCGTTGCCGCGCTCGAGGATATCGCTGTTCGATCCGTACCGGCCAAACCAGTCAAAAAAGTCCATCGACGGCCCTCACCTCAAGATGAAGAAATCGAACGTGGCGCCTTGCAGCGTGGCATCAGCGCTGGCCGGTCCGATGATCTGGAACTTGTCGCCGATCGCAAACTTCACAGGCGCCTGCGTCGAGAAGGTCGGAACCCCGCTCGATGCCGCAAAGGTCACTGTGCCGACCGTCACCCAACTCGTCGTGGCCAGGATATAGCGCTTGATCGTGAAGACGGCATTGGCCGTAGGCGCCACGTCAACGGAAGCCTTGGAGCCGGCGAAGTTTGCCGGCAGCGAGAAGGCGGCCGAGAGGATGCGAGTCCACAGGACTGCCGAGCCATATGTCGGCCTTCCTGGGATGTAGATCGCCATGAGCGGATCGGAAGACGAGGCGACGCGAAGCCAGCGGCCGGTCCCGGTGTTGCCTACCGGGTTTGCCACCGTGTAGGTCACATCGTCCTCGGCTGCCCCACTGCTCGGGTTCCACTCATATTGGATGGGCGCGGTGTCGCCCGGGGTGTTGATCCCGATGAGCCAGACTGAACCGGGCGGAATGCCGAGCGCGTTCGATGCGTTCGGCATGCCGGCCCAGCGAGTCAACTGCTTCAGCGTCGCCCATGAGGTCGGGTAGAGGCCGCCGAAGGACGCATCGAGAACCGCCGCCGGCAGGATCGACCCCTGGAAGTATCCGAACGGGCCGGATGGGATGAGCGACATCGATCAGCACTCAGCTGTATTCGTCGATGATGATCTGGCCGTCCGAGCCAGCGCCACCGGCAACCGCGACGCCGCTGCCATAGCACGTCGCCCCGCCGCCGCCGGCGCCGATGCCGAGGCCGGCGAAGCCCGTCACGCCCTGCCCGAACCGGCCGCGCGCCGCCGAGCCGCCGAACGGGCTCGATCCGCCGAACCCGGAGATTACGACGCCGACGCCGAGAGACTGGGAAGCGCCGCCAGGGGTGGGGCCGCCGTTGATGATGTTGCCGCCGGTCGCCAATGCCGGCCGCGTGCCGGCGATCTGGATCCATGGAGGCGCCGTCGACACTATATGCAACCCGCCGGCACCGCCTGGTGCGTTCAGCACCGATCCCATGGTCGTGGCCGTGCCGGGATTCCCGTCGTTGTTTCCGGTGGATGGTGCCGCTCCGCCAACTCCGACGGTCATCGCTTGGCCGGTAAGCGTGGCGACGGGATAGACGCCCTCGAGATAGGCGCCACCATCACCGCCGGACCCCGCCGCCGTCTGGTTGGAGGCGCAGGCTGGCGCCGCGCCGCCCGAGCCGCCGCCGCCGGCCATCCGGACATGGCAGGTGTTGGTGCCGGCGCTCGGCACATAGAGCGTCGCAGGTGCCGTGTTCCCGGTCGTGAAGACTCGCGTTCCGAGGTAGCGGCCTGGGACATTCGTCGCCGCGTTGCCGAGCGCGACCAGCGTCGCCGGGATGAAGGGCGACGGCGTGTAGAGCGCGATGTTCCCGGATACGATGGACGTCGTCGACTGCGCGACGGTCACCACCCAGAGGCCGACATACCCGGCATCCGGCGTCGGTGTGACCTGCGTGCCCGTGGGCGCCGGCGTCCCGGCCTTCACCTGCAGTGTGACCTGCGAGGCGCGCTCGGTCGATATCGTCGCGGTGATCGGGCTCGTCGGGGCCGCGGTGTTGTAAAGGAACACCGTCTGGTTGTTGACGTCGGCTTCCGAGTATGAGGCCTCGATCAGGTAGGCCTGCGAATAGCCGGTCGTCACCGGCGCCGTGATGTTGAAGGTCGTCGGATCGAGCAGGATGCCCTGCTTCAGGATGTCGTGGTTCGCGTTCGTGTCCGTCGGCAGGCCGCCCGACGAGTTGTAGACGCCCCACGGCGTCTCCTCGAGGTTTTCGAGCGCGTAGAGCCGCCCCTGGCCGACGATGACCGCCATCGAGGCAGGCGAGGTGGGCGTGCAGGCTAACCCGGCCGCCGCGGTTGCCGACCCCAGCACGTCCAGGCAGAAGAGGCCGAGGGCCTGCATCGAATATTGCTGGGCCTGCAGGAAATCGACCTGCCTTGGCTGTTCCGTAGAAACGACGGTCGTCCTGTTCATATGCTTGCCACCCCTTGCGAAACCGCCGGATCAGTCGAGCACGGCCGGCGAATCCAGGTTCGAATAATCGAGCCGGAAGATTTCGGCTCCGGTGAACTCGAGGAAGACCTTCGTCCCCGCCATCCGAACGCGCTCGATCGCCGCGCATATGTCCAGGATCGTCACCGGGACATTAGCCCCGAAGCCGGGCCCGGTCCAGTACATGGCACCAGCGTCCCAGCCACCGCCGGTCCCGGGGTCATCCCAGCCAATGAGTGTCGGGGTCGACGGGGGTACCAGGGCTGGCAGGATCACGTAGACATAGAAGTCGCAGAACTCGGTTGCCCAGCAGCCGAGCGCATCGAAGAAGAGACCGTTGGTGTCATAGCCGCCGGTGTCGGCCGGCCGCCAGGACTCGATGATCTGTGGATGAATGCCGGTCAGGTTGAAGACGGCCGCGTCGATCGAAGGCCGCGTGTTGCGGTCGAGGAAGACGTTCTGGCGGATGCGCAGGCTGAATTCACGGTCGGTCTCGCCGGGCATCCGAGGAAGGGTGCCCTGGAAGAAGTCCCACGATATCAGGTCGACGAAGGCGCCTGTCGCGGTTGCAACCCGCGTCTGGACGGTGACATAGGCCAACTGGCTGGTGATGGTCGCGAGCGCCGCCGCGAAGCCATATTGCAGTGCGTAGACCCGCGTTGTCGGATCGTTCGACGGGAACCATCCATTCGGCAGGAACGCCAGGAGGCGATTGGTGATGTCCTGATGGTCGCCGGTGGCCATGATCAGGAACCAGTCACGGTCCCGGCCTTCACGACCTGAGACGGCGTCAGGACCAGATCCGAGGTGCCACCGTTGACCGTCAAGGTCGGCACGCCGATGACTGCGCTGGATGCGTCGAAGATGACCTGGAATAGCCGGTTGTAGGAGAGCGTCGAGCCGACCGGCTGCGCGTTAAGCCAGCCTGTGAGCGCCGTCGCAACCGCAGCCACGGCCGCCGCATGGTTGGTGCCGGCTGCGGTGGTCAGCGCGAAGACGAGGTTGCTGGTGACGATCGTCGGTTTGTAGACCGCGAAGGAGATGCTGGCGCCGCGGTGGACGTCGACCGTCTCGGATGCGGTGGTGATCAGCGAGTCCGGCGGGTCGCCCGTACCGTCGTCGACGACGCAATAGAAGAAGCCGTTGCGCGTGCCCCCATCCTCGGTCAGGTTCTCGACCAGATTGCAGGTGATCCCTGCCTGGATCGAGACGACCCAGTATTTGATCGCCAGAACGGTCGCCTCGCGCAGGCTCTGGATGTAGAGCGCGAACCGCGCGCGGAAGGCATCATCGCTCTCCGCATCCGTGCCGCCTTCCAGCGCGTCAGCATTATTCACCGTGTCGATGCCGGCTGGCGGCGCTGCCGAGAAATAGACGATCGAATTCGCCATCGCGTTGCCGGCCGACCCGGCGGCGACCGCCATGATGGCCGCGTCGACCGTCGGCACGCCGTCCGCCATGACGTAGGCGTTGAGGAGCGCCGAATAGTCGGGGTTGCTGGTGTCGGGGATGACGACGAATTGCGGGCCGCCTGGGGCCGTGGTGAGCCCCGTGCCGACCGGGACAAGGCGCTGCCCGTCTGGTGTGAAGCTCGTGAACGTCGCCGTCCCGGCGGACGCGGAAGCGGCGAGCCTGTAGAAGCTCCAGTCGGCCATCCAGGAATCGAGTGCCAGGCCGGATGAAGTGGCCGCCCTGGTGAGCAGCATGACCGAGATGGTCTCGGCCTGCAGCCAGAGTGTCGCCCCATCGACGCCCTCGACCAGTGCCAGAGTGAGAGACCCCTGGGACGCATCGACGGGTGGCCCTGCCGATCCCTGGATGGCCGCAACCTGGAGCTCGGTGAAGAACGTCAGGTTGCCCCAAGTGACCGAGACGGACGACATGAACGAGCTCCTCTCGCGTTCCGCCTCTACTGCGGCGTCGTGAACGTAGCCCCCTGCGGGTTGCCGTTCGTGTCGGTATACTTGATGCTGATGGTCGCCGCACCGGCATTGACGAGCACCACGTCTACCGTCGGCGCCGGCACGGGCGACACCGTCGGCTCTGCGAGCAGTTGGGACAGCACGATCGACTGGATCAACTGGGGATCCATCGTCTTGCCGATGCGTGCCGGCAATCCCGCGCCATAGGCCGGCTCCCAAGGATATGCCGATTGCTCGGAACTCGTCGCCGGCGTGCAGAGGCGGCGGATGATGCGCTGGATCGTCCTGGTCGAGCCGACAGCCACGGCGAGGTCGCCCGTGCTGCTGACGGCGATGTCGTTGCCGTAGAGGTGCGAGATATCGACGATCGACATGGCTCAGTTCCCAAGGACGATATCGGTGAGCGAGTTCGCCGGCGGCGAGTCGCTAGGCCCTCCAGTCACCGGACCGCTGGTGCCGCTCTGGAAATGCGTGTGCCCCTTGACCCATGTCTCGAATACATCGGTGCACAACCGATAGAGCGTGTCCTGCAGGTCGCCGATCTTCACCAAGTCTGTCGCCTGGAGCTCGACATCATTGCCCTTGAGCTTCAGCCATGGGCCGTTCGGCGCGTTGCCCTTCATGATCCACACCTCTCCCGCCGGCACTTGCGGGGGTGGGTGGGCATTGTCGTTGATCTTCCCAATGATGACCGGCGATCGCCAGTCGTTCTGCAGGAAGAGCACGTAGACTTGGTCGCCGATATTGGGCGCGGCGTAGACGCCGAAACCATCGCCGACGCCCGGGGTGGAGATCGGGATCCAGTCCGTGATGATGCCCCACGGCTGGAGCTTGACCTTGGCCATGAAGGTCTTCGGGTTGTAGCTCGTCACGATGGCCATGCGCGAATCGGCGAAGGCGCGCTGCGAGCGCGTCGCCTCCCGGCGGGCCATGTTCTGGATCGATTCCATGCCCATTATTCTGGCACCTCGGTAGAGTCCGGAGACCCTGGTGGCGTGATCGCCCGGATACGCATCTTGAGGCCGTCCCTCGGCGAGAACTGGCGGCTGACCGTGTCGATCCGATAGGTGCCGTCGGCTGCCGAGTTCGTGCCGCTCAGCGTCACCGGCGCGCGCGCTACCGTCGTCAGATCTCCCTCCATCTCGAAATCGATGACGAAACCATGGCGCTGCGCCGCCGCCCGGACCGCATCCGCCAACTGCTTCGATTGCGAGGCGCTGAGGTTGGGCCGGTCGATCTCGAAATTCTGCGTGGCGGTCGCGGCATTGCCGGACGTGGCTTCCGTCGATCCTCCGGCAGCGATGCTGTGACTGCGCACTCTGGTGAACGGATCGGTGAGGGTCAACGCCCGCCTGATCTCGAGCGTGCTACAGTTCGACACGATGGCGCCGTTGGGTTGCCGGCTGACATAGATCGATAGCCCGGCCGGCGTCGATTCTGCCGACGCTGACCCCGAGCCGCTGGCTTGCGAAGAGGACGGCGGGTGGAAGAAGAGCGTCGCCCCGTTCACCCACGCCTCGAAGCCTTCCTGGATCGCGAGCGTGGTCACGACGTCCCACATCGGCACACCGAGCGCCAGCGCCGAGTACACCCCGGAGACGGCGCTCTGCCCGATGGCCTCCGCCGTCTCCGAGACGTCCGCCTCGAGCCCGGCAAGGTTGGCCAGTTTCTTGATGATGTCCGACGCACGCGGCACCTGGGTGAAGTTCTGGTCGACCGTCTTGTCGATCAAATTCGAGGCCAGGTCCCTGCCGTAGATGGTGAGTGTTCCGCCGGTGTATCTGGCGCGGACCTCGTCGACCTTGCCGGTAATCATCCTGACGGCGTTTGACGGCAGGCCGCTGACCTGGTCGGAAGCCTCGAGGAACCCCATCCAGACCTCGACCTGCGCATCGGTCCCCTTGACCCCCATCCAGAAGGCGGCATCCATGCCTTGCGGCTGGGCCCACGGATCGAGCTCGGCGTCGAAGCGGTCGGAACTCAGCGTGGCACAATCCTCGACCATGCACGAGAGGAGGGACGCGACCTGGCCGTTGACCTTGAGGTAGGCGCGCGGCCGTCGCCCGATCGACGGCCGGCTTGGGACTGCCGGCGTCGGTGTCGACCCTGCGCCACCCAGAAGATCGCCACTGCCTGTCGGCGCCTGCTGGCGAACAAATGCACCGACATTGGCTGGCATCAGGAAATGACCTGGTCGGCCCAGGCCGGCAGTTGCCCGAGAATGCCGCCTTGGGTGAACTGCGCGTTGTAGGGCGGGATGATGAGATTGCCCATCTTCTGGACGATCGGGTCGGTGAGGCCGTTGGCTCGAGCGATGAGCGTCCACCCGGTCGGGTCGCCATAGACCCTGGCGGCGAGGCGGTAGAGGTCATAGCCGGGCGCCGCGGTGATCGTCTGCGTGGTGGCCACGTTTAGGGCGCTCCCAACAATTGCTTCGTCCAGCCGCTCAGCGATCGGACGCGGCCGGCGAGGAGCGGGGCCGCATTCTCCCACGCATGGCGGTAGACCGGAAGGTATTCCCCCATCTTCTCCCTGTCGTAGTAGTGGCCGCTGTCGTCCATCGGGCAGCCGGCCAGGATGATCGGCCCGGGACCGAAGACATGATCGACGACCTCGACCGCATAGAGCGACGACGAGCCGCAAAGAAGCTGCCGCCAATAGATGTGGTCGACGCCCGGCTCCTCGCGCCATGACCAGATCGGGAAGCGGCCGGTCGCGTAGTGCTTGGCGAAGTCGGGGTGCGCCGTGACTCCGAACTCGGCCTTTCCAGGAAAGTCGACGATCATCCTGTTGAGCACGACCTTGCGGCACCGCTGCGTCAGCAGCGCCACGTCTTCCCAGACGCAGGGAGCACAGCCGACGATGAGCGTCGCCTTGGTCATTGCAGGGAGAGCGTGGTCACCGAACCGGCGAGCCGCGCCATGCGGGCGCCGGCATCGGCCGCGAGCACGAGGTTCCACCCGACCTGGCTCATCAAGTTGAGGCGGTTGATGAAGGTGAGCGGATCGGTGCCGGAAACGAAGCCAGAGGCGTAGGCGATGGTCGGAAGCGCCACGCTCAGCGTCTCGACCTCGGCAGCGATAGCGACGCCGGCCGCGTTCACCTGGGGCAGTAGCGCGTTGATCTGAGAATCGGTCATGCCGACGATCGTGGGAACGGCCGCCACGCTGGCGGCGACCCCCGCAGTCGCCGCCGCTGCGGACGCCGCCGTCGCCACGAATGCAGGCCCATACGTCGTCGTGGTCACGGTGCCGTCGGGCCCCACGTTGGTCACCGTGACCTGCTGGCCGGCCGGCGTCTGGTTGAGAATCTTCGACGTGCGCGCGTTCGCTGTGGCCGTGTCCGACTGCATCACCGGCTCTGACGGCTGGCCGGTCGAGCTCGGCCCCTGCGTCCCGACGGCGCCGGTCTGGGAGTTGGCGCTGTTGCCCAGCGGGTTCGTGTTGTCGGTGATGACGAGCAGGCGGATCGTGTAGGGGATTTGGTAGTAGCGCTGGAACTTCCAGGTGAACTGCTCGACGATCACCTGGAAGTTGAAGGCACCGAAGGTCAGGCTGACCGGCTGGCCGTTCTTGGCCATGGTGTTGAGCGCGTTCGCCCGCTGCTGCGCCGTGCCGTCCAGGAAGACGCCATGCCACTCGACCGGGTCGTATTCAGGCCCTGTCGTGTCGACGGTGCGGCTGCCGCCGGGATACTGGTGGACGAAGTTTCCCTGCTTCAGCCCCCCGGCGATTTCAGGCGGAATCTCGAAGTCCTGGAAGGCGACGCCCCCAAGCATGAGTTTGAAATCTGGCTTGCCGATCGTCATGGCTGATCAAGGCGTGTAGGGATATGAGCCGCCATAGGACGTCCCATAGGCCGGGTCGGAGTACGGATTGACTGTGCCGGTTCCGCTCGGCGGCAGGTTCCCTTGCGCCGCCTGGTGGTCGGTGACGATCTGGCCGACGAGCTTGCCGTCTAGCATCACGGCCATGCCGGACATTGCCCCGGCGACGCCGCCGCTGACGGCACTGGCGATGTCTTTTGCTAGTATCGCCCATGGGTTGTTGTGGACCGTGCCGTCCGGACCGGGCAGCATTTCAGAGAAGCTCTTGCCGGTTGGATTCAGCACGGTCTGCGGGTTGAGCGGGCCACCCTTCCCGAGCAGTTTGTATAAATCCTCCGCACCGCCATATCCTGGAATCAGGGTTCGAAAGACCTTGTCCGGCAGTTCCTGAAATAGAATTTTCAGGCCGGCATAGAAGGCGTCACTGATCTTTCCCGCCGTTTCCGGGAACATATAGATGAAGGCGAACCCGGTCCCTATTCCAAGAAACACAGCGCTCATGGCAGTCAAGCCTGTTGCTATGCCGGCTAAGGCGCCTCCTTTACCGAATACCTTTGCCAGCGACCCAAGTGCATTTACCAGCAGGATGAAACTTCCGACGGTATTCAAAATCGAACCAGCGACTACCATGAATGCACCGAAGCCTATAGCGGTCTCGACCATCGCCGCGCCGAGGCGCGGATGGTTCTCAAAGAAATCTCCGAGCTTCGTCAAGCCGTCCGCTAGGTCGGTCATGACCTTCGTGGCCACGGTCGTCAACCCGGCGTTCTGGCTGAGCACGGTGAGAAGCCGATCCCAAGAGGCGACCATCATGTCGTGGGTGCCCTGAGGCGTCTTGGCCGCGTTCGAGACGGTGTCTTCGATCCCCATCGCGCCACGATCGATGGCCATGTTTTTCGCGATCTTGGCCTGCTGCTGATAGAGAGTCGTGTAGATGGCCGCGCCTGTACGGTTGGAAAATATCTTGTTGATCTCGGTGATGACCGCTTGATCGCCAGTAATTCCATGCTGCTTGAAGGTCGGCAGTAGGTAATCTTGCAGGAACTTCAGCGGTTCTTCGACTACCATGTTGCCGCCGGCGAGCGCCCCCGCCCGCAGATAGTGCTGTCCTCCGTGCTGAGTGATGATGTCGCTCTGCTTGACCAAGCCGAGCCTGACAAGCTCCTCGGCGCTGCGAAGCGGAGTGCGGCCCATGGCCAGGTTCTGGAACGCGCTCATCAGCGCGGTACCGACGCGGTTGCCACCCATCTCCTGGATCAGCGGCTCCATCTGGTAATAGAAGGTATCGTTGCCCTGGAGCCGGCCGGCCACGCCGGCGGTCTTCATGAAGGCAAGATAGTCGCTCGGCATCACCACGCCGCTGGTGCCGGCCATGACCTTCTGCATGAACTCCGACTGGAGCGCGAACTGGCTCGGGTCTCGGAAGCCTCCGCGCATGTCGATGACCTTGCCGAGAGCGAGAGCCTGCCCCTCATCGAATTTCCCCTCGAACAGGCCCTTGTTCCCAAAAAGCATTTTGGCCAGGAGCGGGGTGGCGGCTTCGGCTTCCGCGTAATTTCCGAACACGACATGCAGGTCGGCAAGGGTCCTCATCAGGTCGGTCGCCGAATTTCCGATGACGTGCGTGCCCATGGCGAAACTGGTCGCCTGCTGGTTGATGGCGTCGCCGAGATTGAGTTCCTTGAAGCGCGCGAAGGCCTGCTCGTATGCCTTGCCGGCGTTATAGACCTTCTCCGGGAAGGTGAGGATCGCCTCGCCGCCCTGCTCGAGCATAGACCCGGCGATCATCATTTCGAATGGTGAATTATGGCCACCGCTTACGGACCTTCCGGATCCGCCGGGGCGGCCGCCGCCGCCACCACCGCCCCCACCGCCGCCACCGGGCGCGCGTGGGGTCATGTTCCGGTTTGCGCCCCGCGCCGCCGCCGCGGCATCGCGCATGGCCTTCGTCGCCTTCTCCGCGGCTATGGTGACCGCGTTGAAGCCGTCCGCCATCTTGGTCGTGGAGCCCCCGGACGCGCCCAAGGTCATCATGACCTTCTCTGCGCGCTCGAGATTGGACACGAACGTCGACATCGACCGGTTGAGCGCGCCGAACGTCATTTCGGCGATTTTCTTCAGCGCCGCATTGAGTTCCACCGAGAGTTTGGCCGCGCGCTCGAGCGCAGGCGATAGATCGTCCTTGACCCTCAGCGTGGTCGATACGGTGTAGGTCTCGACCATCCGTCAGCGCCCCCTGGCGAACGCGCGATCGAGGCCGTCCACGATCTTGACTAGGCTCTCCGGGACGTGCTGCGCCATCGCCGGCCCGAGCACAGGCCGGGGTGGCATCTTCACCGTGCCGTATTCGTGCTCGATCGCGTATGGCGTGTCGGAGAAGACGGTGACCGCCTGCATGACGCTCGTCCCCTCGAAGTGAAGGTCGCGCTGCATGTCGATCGAATCGCGATAGAGGCCTGTGCGCTTCAGAGGATTGTCCGGCGGCGAGTAGCCGAGGATGAACTTGTCCTCGAGCGTGGAGGCGGCCAGCGGAGCCCAAGCCGCGAAGGCGGTACCCTGCGGACTGGTCACGGCGGGCTGGTAGGTTCCGATCTTGGATTTGGCGAGCTCGACGACGCTCAAGCCGATCTGGTCTAGCGTGGTGCTGGTCTCGCGCGGAACCGCCCTGGCGACGCGGTTCAGGAAGCCGCCGAAATCCGCGAAGCTGCCGAACTCCCCGGCCACCCTACTACCTCCGCTCGCGCCACTGATGGATGTCCCAATCGAACCACTGGTAGCCTTCGAACTCGACGTTCACCACGAAGCGGGCGAGCCGCTCGCCGGGAGACATGGCCCAGGCTTCTTCCTCTGCGATCCCCCACCGCCTGAGCAGTGTCACCATACGGAAATCGGGGTCGCCGGCTAGTTTTTTCCGAGGTCGAGCTCCAGTGCCTCATCGGCCTGCGGGTAGAGGGACGGGATGCCGGTCTTCTCGTTTGAGATGGCCTCGAGCCCCGCATCGTCGAGGAGCGCGATCATGTTGTCGACCGCCTGCTCCGAATTGACCGGCGGCATGCGCTGGCCGGCAACCTCGACGACATGCGCCACGCTGAATGCCAGGCCGACGTACTGCTGGACCTGGGCCGCGGCGCCGAGCACCTTCAGCACTTTCACGCGCTGGATCGCATTGAGCTTGCGGATGACGATCCGGCGGCCGAGCGAATCCGTCACGGCAGAAAACCCTGGCGGCAGTTGCTCCGCCCCGGCGTCGGCCGCCGCTTGCGCGCCGCCGGCGCCCGGCACCCCCTCGATCAAGGTCACTCGACCATCCGACATTACTGCACCTTGATCTTGAAGCTCGCCCGGTAGGCCACGCGCTGCGAGACCTTGGCGTTGCCCATATAGCGGCCCGCGTCATCGAGCCGAATGGTGATCCCGTCGTACCGGTATGCCGACGGTGGGCCGCCATTCGGATCGTTGATCGTCTGCATCGCGCTGATCCGCGGCGGCGGCAGGCCGGCATAGCGCGCCGCTTCCTTGGCCGCGATGAAGTCGTCGAGGAAGGAGTTGCCGCGATCGAAGCCGATCGTCCCTTCCCAGCCTTCCTCAAGGTCGCGGAACCGCGGCACGCCATCGATGCCGGTCGACTCCAGTTGCGCCGTGCGCTGCTTGGAATCGAACTCGGTCATGATCGCCCAAGAGGTATTGATGATCCCGCCGGATACCGGGTTGGTCGCGGTCAGCACGACCTGCTGGCCATCGGATCCGACGTTGAAGTTGAGGTAGGGCGACGAGACCATTTCTCAGTTCTCCCCGATCACGCCGCGTTGGCCACGATGCTTGTCGGCGGCGTGTTGCTGTTTGCCGGCAGCACCACGGTGGCGCCGGTCTGAAGGTTGACGACGAAGATGCGCGCGATCGCGAGGTATTGGACCCAGCATTGCGCGACCACGATGCCCTGGGCGATTTGCGGGCTCGGGTTATTCGTGGTCCCGAAGAGAACGGAAAATCCATTGATCGTGGGGGGCGACGTCCCCTGCAACTGGGCAAAGAAGTTGTTGAGCATCCCCAGGCCCGTGGCGAAGAAGCTCGGCGTGATCGTCTGGCCGATGAGCGTGCCAAGCGCTCCGGGGCCGGCGAGGCTGCGGGCGATGAACGAGGTGAGGCCCGGCCAGTTGTCGGTGTTGGCCGCATCGTTCGACGAGCAGGTGAGCCCGATCCGGCAGCCGAAGGATGGGCCCGCCGGGATCGGGTTGCAGATGACGTCGATGTCGTTCTGCGTGAGGACCGCCAACTCGTCCTGGCCATAGGGGTTTCCGGTCACCGAGCGCTGGGTCGCGATTACGCCCCGCGCCACGGTGTTGAGCGAGGATTGCTGCGGCTGAAGGACCGCCATCATGGCGCAGCCGAAGATCTGGGGCCCTAGCAGCCGCTGCACGTTGTTGGTGTTGTCCTGCCAGTAGGTCCAATCGCCGAGCCAGCGCCGCAGCCACTGGCTGTTCGAGCCGGACGTGTTGCGGTTCGTCTGGGCCTGGGTGGGCGTCTCGCCCGGCGAGCCGGCGGCATGCACGCACACGCCCTCGGACTGGCCAAACAGGATGAGGTTCGCCTCCTGGGTGATGTCGGCGAGGTCGGGGATACAGGCGTGGCTGCACGAGGTCCCGCGCAGCGCGTAGATGCCCGTGCGCGGGTTGGTGTCGACGCCGACCAGGGTGGACGATGTGACGCCGGTCGCCCCGTCCGTACCCCCGGAAAGCGTGCTGGTCGCCGGCGTGGGCGC